GCTTGTTGCGATTTCAAACTCTATGTCTTCTTGTCCTATGATGGGGAGATTTTGTACATGATTGGCACTATCCATAATCGTCAGATTGCCGTATAGATTGCTTGAGTGTATGCTCTCGTATACATTGAGTTCTAATATCAAGTCTTTGATATCCATACTCCCTGAAGCGCTATGGACGATAACACTTTCTAATTTATAATCACCAGCAAATTGCATATGCTTATCTTTGTATTAATTGTTCAAACTCGTTTCTAAATTGCGCTACGTATGCCCTATCTAGTAGTCTTATACGTCTTTTGTTGTCGTTTTCTGTTTGTTCGTGTTCGTAGTTTGTGATTGTCACTGCCCCGGCTGTATCACTTGCGACTTGTAGCTTGATTGTTGTATCACCACTTGTCTGCGCCACTTCGTAATGATGGACACCGTCTGGGTCATCATACTTATCATTCACATATTCTGTTAATGACGCTTGATCCATAGGCCAATCATGTCTGCTTGTAATGTTATTGACCGTCACTATGACCCAATGATAGAGTGGATTATCATAGTATTTGGTAGCGACAATATCTGGTGTCTCACCGTCATTCACGGTATATTCATCAAATACTAAACTATTTGCACGGACATTCGCTTTGAGGTTGACACGGCGTAAAATATCTGTTATAAGTGTTCTATATTGATTGGCTTGCACGTCATACTCATATGTGGGAAATTTTTTAAAGTACATACTAGAATCCCTCTACAATCTTCTCTTTTGTCATTATCTCGTTCTCTTGGAAGTTTAACGTCATATTGATTTCTGTTGGGGGAGGAGCCGCACCGTTACCGGTCTCTATTGGTCTAAAGTGCTGTGTTTCACCACCGGGACCGTAATCTACGTCCATACTCTTTAATACACTGCCAGCCGTGAATGGGTACCAAGTGTTTTCTTTCCCTTGGAACATATAGTACACTTCAAATTCACTAGGGAATATCAAGTGACGACCTATTTCTTGGTCTTGTACTCGCTCAGGCAGCATGTGAAACTTAAATAACTTAATAATGTTGTCTACGGTACGCACCTCATTCTCTGTCCTTGGTGTAAAACGAAAACTAAAACTGTATTCACGCAAATCCACAGATTGGAATATCGCCTCTACTGCTGGGTTTAACGCTTTCTGCATTCCTTTTCTTATAACACCCTCTAAGTCACCAGCACCTACAAGATTTGTAATGCCGGCACCTATTTGAAGACCAATTGTGTCTATAAATGCGTCTTTGATTGTGTTAAATGTTCCGCTGTTAGATAGATTTGCCAACATACTATCAATGCTTGTACTGTCTGCTAACTGACCACCAATGACACCGGCTAGTCCAGTATCACTATTCTTATAGTTTGCGCCGTACTTTGACTTGATGTTGGGTGGCATGTAGAGTGATATTACGTCACTTGTACGTTTTAAACGACCACTACGCTTTAATGCGCCACTTAATCCCTTTTCTTCTCCTCTTTTGGCTAACTTCTCATTCCCTTTGTAAGGGTATGCCGCTGAAGCGCTTGATGTTACGCCCTCTGCTTTCTTATGATTTTTAAATACTGTCTTTTGTTGACCACGTTGTCCTTGGTCTTGTATTGTCTGTGTTGTTGATGTTACTTGTGGTCCGCTGTATCTACTCTTGCTTACTTCGTAGATGTAAAACATAAGATAATGACCAAACTCTGCTGTACCCAAGTCATCCGGATACTGTACAGTACCCAATGAGTATTTGTTCTTATCTATATCTAAATGTGCGGTTGATGTGTTGCTTCTTGTCTTACGAGATAAATCTACACCAGCAGCTGCTGTTGATTGACTTGACCCACCCAATACACCGCCAAATAGCTTACTTCGTAGTTTGTTTGCTAAGCTTGACATAATACTATTTATGTGTTATAACGGCGAAATTGTTGACCAATGTTTCAATACATCCTCAGTAATAATCTGAAACTTATAATCTCTTTTCTTACAGTATGCTTCACACGCTTCCCACTTCGCTTGATTGATGATGTATTGTTCAGTAGTGTATTTCCAATCTTTTGTTACACGCTTGGGTTTAGGAGGCATTTTTGTGTATTTTTTAGGCTTGATTTCTAGCACGGATTGTGTTATAATGCCATCTTTGTTTTTATACTTTAGCCACACGTCTGGGAAATACCGGTGTATCTTCTTATCAAACGGACTGCGATACGGTACAAAAAACTCCTCACTAGACCATTGTAACACAGCCGGTGAGAGGTCACAATACTTAAATACTATCTTTTCCCAACTACTGCGAAAGATGATATTGGTAGGGTCACCCTTGTACTTGCTCTTGTTGATAGGTCTATACTTGTTAGATACCGGCATTCTATGTACATACTTCCCTATTTTCTTCTTTGCCATGTCCATATTTAGACATAAATAGTATTATTATGGCAACTCAATCAATATTTGATACAATTCGTACGGCAGCGGCAGATAGAGACTTATCTATCAATTGGTATAAAAAGAAAGTCGCTGAGTTATCAAACAAGATATCTGCAGCTAAACTTATGCGCTCTGGCAAATTGTTTAGTACACCAGGACCCGGTGCGTTAAACTTCTTTCGTTATGACCCAAAGACAAAAGTATTGTTGCCGTATTATGATATATTCCCACTTGTACTACCAATACAACCGGCACCAGGGGGTTTCTTAGGGTGTAACTTTCACTATCTCCCTATCCCACTACGCATGAAATTATTAGAGACACTAGACAAAAGAAATTTTAAGGGAAATTATAAAGCATTGAAGAATATAAAAGAAATTAAACCAACGATTAAACACTACTTGCGTTCTCAACTCAAATCAAAATTTTTGAGATTAGAACCAGATGACTTTGCACCCGCTATACTTATGCCAGTACAGCAGTTTAAGAAAGCAGGAGCGAGTACAGTTTGGTCAGATAGTAGGAGAATGATTTAATGGCTATCTTTAGACAGGGTAAGAGAGTAGGACCGTTTGATATAAGATTAGGACTACCACGTGGGAGAGAGTATGATAACATACCCGGTGATCCACGTATCAAACAACGTGCAAATCCAGAAACAACAGTTAATCGTTTTAGAGGAGCGTTATCAACTGGTGAGGGTGTTGCTCGTGGTACTCGCTTTCTAGTGAATATCACATTACCGTCTAAGATACAAACAGATACAAGAAGTGGTGGTAATTTTGAGCAAGCAAATGCCGGTAATACTGCAAACAGTAACAACGTGGATATGGCACAGCAAGTCGCTTTGATGTGTACGAATATCACTATGCCAGCAAGAACACTCAATACAAGTCCATACCGTATCGCTGGTGCGCCGTATAAATACCCTACTAGCGTACAGTATAGTGACATTACTGCAACGTTCATTGGTGATAAGTTTTTACGTCTTCGTAACTTCTTTGAGGAGTGGCAAGCACTTGTTTATGATAATCAAACTGGCATGTTTAACTTCTACAAAGAATACACAGCACCAATAGATGTATTTCAGTTAGGGTCATTTCAAGTCGCTGAAGATAGAGACAGAGCAACATATGGTATCAGAATGAGAGAAGCATTCCCAAGCGCAATAGGAGAAGTCAACTACGATAGTGGCACTCAAAATAGTTATGTTGCAATTACAGTTACATTCTCGTATAGAGATTGGTTAAACTTTGACTTAGATATAGACAGCACCGGTAAAGTTGGTGGTCTATCATCTGGTGAAGTAAAACCCGGTGGTGGTTTCTTAAACGGACTCCCACCAGAATTAAGAAGAACCGGCCGTGATGTATTGAATGGTTTGAAACGGTCAATTCCAATTGGTAAAGTATTTGGTGGTAAAATATTCCCGCCACTTACTTTTTAATATTATAAAGGAGATTAAATTATGGCTTTGCCACTACTAAACACACAAACATTTGAGCTTAATGTACCTAGCACAGATGAGAAGATTAAATATAGACCCTTCTTAGTAAAAGAAGAAAAGATACTTTTACAAGCGCAAGAGGGTGACGATACGGAGATGATTGACGCTTTGATGACGATTATTGAAAACTGTACATTTGGTAAGATACAACCACATAAGTATCCGTCATTTGATATGGAGTATATCTTTCTAAAGATACGTTCTAAAGCAGTTGGTGAGAAAGTATCGTTAAACTTAACATGCCCAGATGATAATGAAACAAAAGTACAGCATACAGTTGATTTATCTAAAGTTGAGGTCGAAGTAGAAGATGGACATACAAACAAGATAGAATTAACTGATAATGTAAGTATTGTAATGAGATACCCTACAGTAAAAACATTTGCTGGTAGAAATTTGAAGACACTTAAAGCAGCTGATACTATCGCTATGACTGGACAATGTATTCATCAAATTATAGACGGCATTGAAACATATGAAGCAAATGATTTGTCAGAGCAAGAGATATCTGACTTCTTAGAAAACTTAACACAAAAACAGTTTGCTAAGATACAGGGTTTCTTTGCAACAATGCCAAGATTGAAGCATATCGTCAATGTGACTAACCCTAAAACAAAGAAGAAGGGTAAAGTGACGTTGGAGGGTATGCAAAGTTTTTTTTAATATGCCTCTCTCATATTAATTTAGAACAATATTATGAATTGAATTTTAAAATGATACAGTTACACCATTGGTCACTAACTGAGATTGAAAACATGTTACCGTATGAAAGAGAAGTGTATCTTGCTTTATTGAATGAACATATAAAGGAAGAAAATAACAAGTATAGAGAGGCGCAACGAAAGAGATAAGATGGCTGAAGAAGAAGTAAAGAAGACGGTGACAGCACCACATCCAGCAGATAGTAATGGTGATGGTAAAGTCTCTGAAAAAGAACATGAAATGTATTTAGAATTTAAACGTAAAGAGTTAGAAGACGCTGACGCTATGAGAGACGCTCAACGTAAGATGACATGGTTTGCTTTGGCGGGTCTATTATTATACCCAACAATGATTGTCGTTGCAATACTTGTTGGTTTAGAAACCGCAAGTGAAATACTAGGGGATATGGCACCTACATACTTTGTTGCTGTTGCTGGTATTGTTGCGGCTTTCTTTGGCTCACAAGCATATTCAAAAAAGAAATAGAGTAGGTTATGGCAGATTTTAAAGACGTAATAATGCGGCTACAAGAGAATAAAAACGACAATAGAGAAGTCGTTGAAACTCAGACTAGAGAGTTAGTCACTACAGTTGAATCCACAACTAAGTCACAGAATAGGTCTTTTGGTCAGTCACTGGCACTACAATTCAAAAAGAATAACGATAGTCTCGCTTCTATAAAAGAGACGTTCACTAACAACTTTAGTGAAATGATAGGGTCTGCGGAAGACCAAGCAAATGCCGCTGCTGATAGACAACAAGCAATCGCTGATGAAGCAGAAAGAAACGCATTACTAGGTGAGAAGAAGGGTGCTGACGATAGTGCGGAGAAAGAAGCTGACGGTGTTGGCAAACAAACTAAAAAGGGTCTTGCTGGTATATTAGGAAAACTAGGACTTGGTGCTGGTTCTGCAATGCTTGGTGGTGGTGCATTACTTGCTGGTGCTGGTATTCTTGCCGGTGGTGCCGGATACTTACTAAGTGAATTAAATGACATGGACGGTAAAGCAATCCGTGCCAATGTAAAAGAGTTAATGGGCATATCTGATGATATGGGTGGTAAAGTAGAGTTCTTTCTAAAAGGCGGATCATTCATGCTTGCAATGACCGGTGTTGGTCTTGGTTTAGCTGCGTTTAGTGTGGGTGCCGGTGTAGCTGCGGCTGTAGATGGTATCTTCCAAGATAGTGAGTTCGCTAGTAACATTCGTAGCAATGTGAATGAGTTGATGAGTATATCTGATGACTTAGGTAGTAACATTGATATGTTAAAAGATGGGGCTGCGTTTGGTCTTGCAATGACTGGTATTGGTATTGGTCTTGCAGCTGTATCAACAGGGATTGCCGTATCTAAAGCATTTGATATGTTTAAGACCGGTGAAGATGGTTTCGCTAAGAACATTAGGGCGAATGTAAAAGAATTATTATCTATTAAAGATGACTTAGGTGGTAACATGGAGATGTTGAAAGACGGTGGTGCTTTCACTCTTGCTATGACCGGTATTGGTCTTGGTTTAGCCGCATTTGGTGCTGGGTCTGCTGTTGCAACGTTAG